CCCGGAATACATCATCCCCGCCAGCAAGATGGCGGCAGCATCGGCCAATTACCTAGCCGGCTCGCGTGGCGCGTCGGTGCTCTCTGGCGGTAGCAGCTTCACCCCGCAGATCAACATCACCACCGGCCCGGTCATGCAGACCGCTGACGGCCAGCAGTGGGTGAGCATGGCCGACCTGGAGCGGGCGCAACGGCAGACCGTGGCATCGGTGCTGGGTCAGCTGCGCACCCCGGCCGGCCGCTATGCAATGGGGACTCGATAGATGGCAAGAGCGCAAGCGCAGTACCTCAGGCTTTTTGATAGCGCCACCACCTACCAGCGGTGGCAGAGCTATTACTTGGGCACGCCGGTGAGCTGGAGTGGCGCGGCCTGGCAGTACCAGCAGTTTGACTGCGATGGCATCACCAGCGGCCAATCCGGCAGCGATGGCTCTCTCGGCATCACCCTGCCGGCCACGCAGTTTGTGGTCGATGTAATTGAGCGGGCACTGCGGGAAGCCTGGCTGGCTGAGGTGACGCTGTATGAGTTTGACCCGACCACCAACAACAGCACGCCACAGGCCAGCCAGGCACTGGTGGCTTCGTTTGTTGGCGAAGTGGTCAGCGGCACCGGCGGGCTCACATCGATCACCGTGGCGCTGGGGTCCAGCCTGTCGCCGGTTGGAGCGCAGATCCCACCGCGCACGTTCTCGACCCGGCTGATCGGGATCCCCTGCCAGCTATGAGCACCATCGCGACCGATTCCCTAGCGCTGCTCGCCTACCAGGCCGGCAACGTCGCCACCCCGATCGAGACGGGCGCAGTGGCTGGGAATGCCAACTCCCAGGGATCGCAACGATCAATCACTATGGGCGAGCCGATCCCCATCGTCTTCACCCGCAGATCTGGCATTGATGGCGGCGTGATGCTCAAGCCTGGCGCCACGGAGGCGGCATTCTCGGTCAACGGATCCAACGCCATCACCGCCAGTTACGAGCTGGTGCTCGGCGAGGGGCCGATGGAAAGCCTTGGCCTGCGTGATGTGAGCCAAAACGGCGTGCGGCGCAACTCGTCGTGGATGCAGTCCTTTAACCGCCGGGCCGGTAGCTGGACGCCAGGCAACTCGATCACCATCCCAGCCGCCGGCACCGATTACCGCAAGGCCAGCTACATCTGCGGCGGTGGCAGTGCTGGCTATGGCAGCTATGAAGGCCTTTCAACCCTGAGCTACCAGATCACCTGCGCAGTTGGTGACGAGGCTTGGCAGGGCCAGGTGGCGGCGTTTGTGCGCGGTGGTCTGCAGGTGACGCGGCTGGTGGATGGGGCCTACGGCAGCAGCTCCAACATTGTCGACCTGATCAGATATCTGCTGACGCAGACCGCCAGGGTGCCGGCGGCCTTGATTGACACGGCCAGCCTGACAGCGGCGGCGCTGTTCATCGAGGCCAACGGCTTCCGCTTTGATGGCGTGATCGAGGCCGCCACCAACCTGCGCGATTGGCTGGCCCAGGTGCTGCCTTACTACCTGCTCAAGGAATCCAGCAGCGGCGGCAAGTTCGGGCTCCTGCCGGTGGTGCCGACCAACAACGACGGCACAATCTCCACCAGCGCAGTACCGATTGACTGGACTTTCACCGACACCACCGTTGTCGCTGGCAGCTTTGAGATTGAGTACATCCCCCTGACCGAGCGCAAGGCCTTCTGCGCTCAGATGGTCTGGCGCCAGCAGGATGAATGCCAGTGGCCGCTCATGCGAACAACGGAGGTGCGCTATTCCGGGGAAGCGTTGAGCGGTCCCTTTGAGCAGCACGATGTCTCAGCCTGGATCACCAACGAAAACCACGCCTGCAAGGCCGGTACGTTCCTACTGGCCAGGCGCCGCTACGTCTCGCACACCGCCCGGGTGGTGGTGCTACCTGGGGCGGCAAGCCGCGCCATTGTTGCCGGCGACATCATCAAGCTGCGGCTGATCCGAAACAGCTCGACCGGCTCCTATGGCGAGCACAACCGGCTGTATCAGGTCCAAAGGATCAGGCAGACCGTTGCCGGGGAGATCGCGCTCGAACTGCTGCACTTCCCGGTCAACTCCGATGGGGTCAGCCTGATCGCCATTGATGTTGCCAATGTCACAGGCAATGGCCTACGGCTCGCCAGCAACACCAGCACGACACCAGACACCTACGGCTGCACCGATGCCACCGTGCCAACTGATACCAGCACAGCCGTCAACAGCATTGCTGACAAATACCTGAGCGGCAATGGTGGGACAGCCGGTAGGGAATCCGCCGGTTCTGGTGGTGCGTCAAGCACTGATCCGCTCGGCGATACGCCTGGCCTGGCCCTTCCCTACGGCAGGCCGCCAGCGCAAGGGGAGACGATCTCGGCACCGACCAGCGCTGACTACCCCAATCAACGCACGCAATGGCTGCAAGGCACGATCATCAACCCTGATGGCAGCATCGGCTACGAAGTCATTGCGGGTCAGATCGGCACCAGTTACACCATCACCGGCGCTCTCACGGTTGCCGGTTCCAATCTCACCGCTGTCTTCACCTGCGATGGTTCCACGCCGTCGCCGACCAATGGCACCATCGTCGCGCCAACGGTGCCTGGCTACTTGGCGCCGACCAATCCACTGGATCCCCTGCCGCCGTATCGGGTAGTAGTTAGGCCGGTCTGGGTTGATACTGGCTATTTCGCCGGCGGTGAATATGTCACTTATGGGAAGTATTACGTCAAAGCAACGCTTTCCGATGGTGCAACAGCTCCTGCACCATGTGCCGCAATCTTCTGGGATCTGTGGCTGACCAATTCCAGTGGGGTTGATTATGTGGCTGGCTCTTATTTTGGCGGTCAATATCCTGGCCCTGGCTGCGGTGCCGGACAGAATGGGACACCAAATACATCTACTGGCTACGCGCCACCACCTGGAACCCCAACTCTGAAATGGGTGGCCATCCGGGCCGAGGCAGTCACCTGATGATTACCTCAACCCGCCAAAAAGCCGAAACCCGTTGGGTCACTTGCCTGCAATGCCCGGCCTACCGGCCAGCGTTGAGCCGCTGCGCTCATTGCGGCTGCCTGCTGATGCAAATGGTCTGGGATCCATCGGCATCCTGTCCTGAGGGCAGGTGGTAACGATGGCAGTTTTCCCGGCACTACGGCCAGCAGTTCGCACCTTCACCGCCGCCACCTATCCCGGCGCAGTCCATCAGGCCTACGGCGGCAAGGAGGCGCGGGTCAGGCTGAGCAACGCACAAACCGGCGCACGCTTGCGGCTGGTGTTCTCGGCGTTGAGCGAATCCGAGATGCTGAGCATCGCCAGCCATTACGCCGGCCAGCGTGGTCGCTTCGTTCCGTTTGCGCTATCGACGACGGTGCTCGATGGCATGGCCAACCCGGCAGCACTGACCCCGGCCGGCTACCAGTGGATCTACGCCAGCTCTCCCCGGATCACCGACATCAGTGCTGGCACACCAGCGGCTCGCAGTTGCGTCCATGACGTTGAGCTGGAGCTGGAGCTGGTGCCTGAGGTGTCGGCATTTGCTGGTGGGGCTGATCTCAGAGCAGCAGCAACCATTGCCGGTGGTGCGGCTGTTGGGCTGAGCTTGGCGCCTGGAGCTAGCTGGAGCGCAGCGGCAAGCATTGCCGGTGGTGCTGGTACTGGCGGCAGCACTCCCACCGACCCCAATTTCTCCAGCGTTGCACTATTGCTGCATTTTGGTGGATCAACATTCATCGATAGCAGCTCAAGTTCCAGGACCATCACGGCGTCAGGCAGTCCGCAGATCAGCACTGCACAGTCAATGTTTGGCGGTTCATCGCTTTACCTGGATGGCTCTTCAACCCTGACCTGGCCAGGCCTGTCGCTTTCTGGTAACTACACCTTGGAGGCATGGCTGAGGCTTGATGACCTTGGCGATCGGGCTCTGTTTGGTGGATCAACATATGGCAACGTTCAGGTCTTGAGGTTCTTTTATGCCGCCGGCAGTAACACCCTTTTCACTTATGTCAACGGTGCTGTTTTCTCTAATAATGGCACCCTTAGCGGAGTAACGGCAAATACATGGTTCCATCTTGCCCAGGTCCGGAATGGCACGACTGTTGTTGACTACATCAATGGCGTAGCAGTTCAAACAAACAGCAGCTTTACGACTGGATTATCTCTTGATACGCTAGGCGCAGGTTATCAAGGCTCCTATAATTTCTTCAAAGGATACATTGACGAAGTACGAATCAGCACGATTGCTCGCTACACCACAAACTTCACCCCACCTAGTGCCGCTTTCCCTGACAGCTGATCTTTGTAGGCTGGCCTACAAGCTGGGGCAGCATGGCAAGCCTGATTTACGACAGCGCACTGTTTGACATGGTGACCGGTGCGGTGGATGCCGACACCGACACGTTCAAGGTGATGCTGGTGACTAGCGGTTACATCCCGTCCAAAGGTGGCGATCTGAAGCGGTCGGCAGTTACCAGCGAGGCAACCGGCACCGGATACACAGCCGGCGGTGTGTCGGTGGCTTGCACCGTGACCAAGAACACCACAGCGCACACCATCACCCTGAGCTTTGCCGCTGCGTCTTGGGCCACCAGCACGATTACGGCACGCGGTGCTGTTTACTTCAAGTCCAGGGGAGGCGCCAGTTCAGCGGATGAGCTGATCGGCTACGACGACTTTGGCAGCAACATCAGCAGCACTGGCGGGACGTTCTCGATCGCTGCGACAACCCTGACCATCACTAACAGCTGATGGATTTTCCGACCTTGGAGCCGGACAGCCGCAGCTACGACCTGGGCAGTTATGCCATCAGCGAAGTGCCGGCGGCGGGCGGTGGGATGACCCGGTTCAGCCACGGCGCCAGCTTCAACACCTGGTCCATGCAGCTCAGCTATGTCCGGCTGCCTGAGGTGTCGATGCAGTTGCTGCGAGATCATTACGCCACGCAGAACGGCGGCTCCTACAGCTTCACCCTGCCTGCCATGATTTGGCGCGGTCAGACCAGCAGCACTCAGTTGATGCTGTTGAGCACGCTCTGGAAATATGCCGGACCCATTGAAGAAAGCCACAACAGCGCTGGGTATTACGACGCATCAATCCCGCTGGTGACAGCCAATGGAGTTGGGAGCGGCGGCTAGGCCTGGATACCTTGAGGTATAGGCAATTAACCCATGGCCATCACCCCTGATCAGGTCGTTGCAGTCTCCATTTCGTTATTGGCCGGCTCGGAAATCCTGGCTCTGGTGCCAGGTGTCAAAGCCAACTCCTGGGTGCAGCTGGCCTTGGCCATCCTCAAAGGGATCGCCTCTACCAAATCAAGGCGTTGACATGGCACCGTCACCTCCCGGGCCAGGTCGGCAGTTCTGGCGCGAAGTTGAGCAGCAGGTGGCGGCTGGGTTGATCCTGGCGGCGGTAGGCGGAATTGCGTTCTTGGTGTGGACCCTGCCAAGGCAACTGGACGCGATCCTGGCCAGTCAAAAGGCCATTGCCGAGCGGGCCTCGCTGCTGGAGTCTCGCGTTGGCAAGGCAGAGCAACAGATCGATCAGATCGATTCACGCGTCACCCGCATCGAAGCAAAATGACCGACCCGATCCGCCTTGCCAGCGCTGCCCGCTTCACCGAGCACCCACCGCTCACGCATCAGCTCGCCGCCTGGAACTGGCTACAGGAGCAGCAGGCGCCAGGGACAATGGCACAGTTTGCCGAGCTGTTCCGAGCCGATCCCAAGCCCACCAAGCCGCCACTGGTGCAGGATGCATCACTGCTGTCGGTGCCATATTTCAGCCAAAACGACAACATCAGCGGCACCGGTTACCGCGAGTGCTTCAGCAGCAGCTGCGCCATGCTTGCCGCCTTTCATGGCCGGGTCAAATCTGATGACGAGTACAACCGCCTCCGCGCCAAACATGGGGACTCCACCGACGCCAGTGCCCAGGTCGCGACCCTGCAGGAGCTGGGGCTAAAGGCTCGCTTCGTGATGAATGGCGTTGACACCATGCTGGAAAACGAGATCAACCGGCGGCGGCCGGTGGCGGTGGGCTGGCTGCATCACGGCACGCCCCGGGCGCCATCTGGCGGCGGCCATTGGACCGTGATTGTCGGCTACACCCCCACCGCTTTCATTCACAACGACCCGAACGGTGAAGCAAATCTGATCAACGGTGGCTACATCAACCACAGCGGTGGCAAAGGTGTCAGCTATTCCCGGCGGAACTGGTTGCCTCGCTGGTGTCCGACTCCGGCGTCGGGTTGGATGGTGACAGCAGAACCAGCCTGAGCAGTTCCTGGGCCCTGGAGCCGCAGCGATCGCGCACGCAACGGCCGCCGCCGCAGGCCTCCCACCACGGCTCACCAGCAACGCTCACCACGCGCAGAAATACCGGCTCCATTTCTTCAGGCTTGCCCAACCGCTGCACCTCCATGTCTTGGATGTCCCCATCGTTGAGTCTGGCCATGGAGGCCAACCTGCACGCGGCTCGGCTACAGCTCAGGACGCTGCCACAGGAGAGACTCCTGGCAGAAGCGGAGCGGTTCATGGTGACCGCAACTGTCAACCACAACTTGCTCAGCCAGGCCATGCGGCGCATCGCTGAGCTTGAGCTGAAGGAAGCGGTCAGGTCAATCGATGCCAGGCAACAACAGCTGAGCGCAGAAGGCCTCCAGCAACGACCTCGCTGGCCATGGTCTCGCCAGGGAAGCTGACGGGTCAGGCTCTCGAGCCTGATAGCGCAGATGCACACGCAAGGCCGACTCGGCCGCTTTCAGCTCTGCACTGATCCGGGCCGCCTTGCATCCGTACTCAACAGCAATGGCGCGGATGGTCTGGGATGTGCCGGTGGTCAGCCCCCACCGGGCCTCGAGCAGTTGCCGCTGCCGCATGGGCAGCCGCTGCAATGCCTCGTTGAGCTGGGTGATCCGGTCTTGCTGATAGAGCGCTTCCAGCCGGTCGTCATGCGTTCCTGCCTGGGGATCGGCCAGCAGCTCACCCAGACTGCCGCCATCGTCCAGGAACTGCATGTCTAGGGAGGTGCAGCCGCTGGCCTTGGCAAACACCAGCCCCAGATCACTGGGGCTCATCTGCAGGGCTTCGGCCAGTTCTGCCACTGTTGGCTCTCGGCCAAGGTCGCCAACCAGCTGGCGGCTGGCACGGCCGACACCGGTGACCCGTTGACTGAATGAAGACGGCAGGCGGATGGTGCGACTCGATTCCTCCAGCCACCGGCAGCAACCCTGGCGAATCCACCAGTACGCATAGGTGGAGAACTTGTACCCACGGGTGGGGTCAAACTTGATCACCCCCTTGACCAGGCCAGCGTTTCCGGCCTGCACCAGGTCGAGCAGGTCATCAGGCCTGCCGTTGCGGGCGTGCTTCTTGGCGATCATCACCACCAGCCGCAGATTGGCCGACACCATCCGATCCATCGCACGCCTGCCACGACGAAGCACAGCAGGCGGGACGGGTTCGGGATGGGTCTGCCAGCGCTGAACGGTGGTTCCCAGAGTGATCTCCTCGGCTGGCGTCAACAGCGGATGCCGGGCCACCTGCTCAAGCCACCAGCCAAGGTGTCCGCTCATTTTTCCTGCTGGCTAGCGGCCTGCTCTCTCTGCTGCTCAAGCAACCACCGACCCCAGCCGACGTGGGTGATCAGGGCATGAGGGCCTGGTGGAGCCGCTGAATAGCTGGCGGACCACCAAGTGCGAAACAAGGTCTCGAGCTCGCTGTCAGTCATGGCAGCCTCAGCAATAAAAGAATCAGACTCGCGAGGCTGATTCCCAGAGTCAACAGGACAAGCCGGTGCAGGTATCGCAGGCTGCTGATGGAGACCAAGGTGGTGCGCTGTTGACCCAGGCGGGGAAGCTCAACCACGGCGGCCACCACTGGTGAAACGGTCCCACTCCAGCTGGTGCTCACTGATGGAGTGGTGGTCGCTGGTGTTGAGCCGCTCAATCCGACGAACATCCCGAATGACCCCAGCCAATGAGCTGATGCTCCAGCCGGTCAGGATGCCCCCAAGCGTGACGAGTAGGCACGTCATCAGAAGGAAGCCTCTTCGTCGCCAAACTCGTCGAACTCATCAGCAAAACCACCGGCAGCCGTAACTGAGTACCCGCCTTCCTGCTCGGCAAAGCCGTCGATCCCGTCATCAACGGCAAGCGGCACCAGGTCGACAACCTGACAAGCCTTGGGCTGCAGGCTGAGGCCGGCGCCTTCTGGGCGCTCCCATCCGTAGGTGGTGAAGGCCAGGACGCAGATGCTGCCATTGCCAATGGCTTGGCCGTTCCAGGCCTGTTTCCGGCTGTCAATGATCTTGGGACCAGCGGCTTTGCTGCCGTCATCCCTGACGAACTCGGTTGTCTTGAACTTCACCACGGTGTGGCTGGTGGGATTCTCCTTGTCAGGCTTCCAAGGGAGACCTTTGTCGCTACGGCGTTTC